CGACGTTTGTATCAGTGTAGTAATCAACATCAACTTTCTTGATAAGACCTTCTGGATTATCTGCAACAGGGCCAAAGAGATATGTCTTCGCAGTAAATCCTAAAGTATAAACAATAGTTCTACGAGTTTCAAAATTACCTTCGTATTGATCACTTTGATTTATACTTTCTAATACAATTGGAATATCTTTTTTCTCACCAATGGAATCAATTAAATTAATTGTGATATTAAATGATGGTTGAAAATATGGAACAATTTGCTCTAATATTTGTAATGCATCATCACTTAACTTAGCCATAATACTGAGTTCAAATGCAACATTATAAGGAACGGGCATATAAACTTTCTTTGCAGTTGTTCCACCTCTTGCTAAAAATGTTTGTGCGATTCCAGTTTTACGAGTTGGATCATACTGTATTCCTTGCATCTCAAAAGATAATCTTGGAAGAGTTATTGCAATCTCTCTTTCTAAATCTGGTTGTTGTTGTATTCTTGCCAAAAATTTCTGCATTGGCCCATACGCCAAAGGAACTTTCATGACACTGAAGTTTGTGCCACTCGCATCCTTAT